TCCTTCTGGTCTTCCACCTAATGGCAGTCAAAGCCAAAGAATGGTATGTTTGCTTCACTTCCATAGTTGAACTCTACAAGCGGTCTGATAATGTCCCGGCGGATTGTCACAGCTAATGACTTTGCATCAGCTACAGTCAGGTCATGCCTGACCTCGTTATGGGTCTTTGACTGTGCATAAGAGCCTCCGCCGCTGTCTGATGTGAGTGTCTGTCCAAGGATTGCCTTGCTTATCTGCTCATCACAGTACCGGGCAAGCTTCTCATATATCTCTACGCTTGTGGTCTTCTGTGACTCAATGAACTCTATCATTGTGGAGCTCGGCACAATCCCGGCTGCATCCGTTCCAAGGGAGATGATCGCTTCCATGAGCTGTCTCTTGTCATCCTCTGACGCGGATGCATCGTACTTGCCAAGTCTGAGAGGCATCCCAAAGACTTCACAGAAGCTCACCCAATCCTTGATGTCATAGTTCTTGAACAGGTACATCCATGAGACAACCCTCATAATTCCTGCCCGGCTTGCGTGTCCTGACTTTGCCTTGTACTTATGTACTACGAACTTATTCTCCGGAAGCTCCACACCGGAAGGATACTCTCTTGTGCATACCTTCAGCTCATCCGTGGTACTATCCCACACAAGCTTTTTAGGATGCACATACTCAATATCCTCAATGACATTCCTTCCATCCTCTACTGTCCATGCAAGCTCCATGATGCTGATACCCTTTCCAATGGCATCCAACATATCAATGAGCACTTCATCAAAGTTCTCAATTCCCTTGAGCTGCTCATCTATGAAGTCCGCTATCTCCTTGTCAATCTCATCTTCAGAGAATGGCTGCACTTCCCAATCAAGACCCGTCACAGCAAGCTTTCTTGTCTGCATCTGTGAGAAGAGGTGTGTATCCTTTTCCTCCATCTCCTCAAAGAGCTCCATCTGTGCCCTGACATTCCCTTCATCAGCTTCCCGGAAGATACGGGCAAGCCTGCGTGGTGTCAGTCCGTTGGATGGATAATCAGAGAACTTGTCATTGACATCCCCAACCGCCACTCTTGCGGTCACGGGTCTTTTTGTTCCTGTATCTACATCCGGATTGAATGGTACTCCTCCGCCCCGGTTCCTTTTCTTTCTTTTTGCCATGCTGTATCACACCTCCTAGTAGGCACCTTTACCCATCCGGAAACGTCTCCGGAGGACTGTCTTGTAATTTGCTTTTGATGCTACCGCCTTGACTGTCTGTGCAAGCTGCACCGCCATCTGAAGACCATCAGGAGCATCATCATTCTTTCCCATAGGGAACTCCTGAAGCTGTTTCAGGAGTGTCTTGTGCTCCCGGTTGAATTTCAGGTACTTGTTCTTGATGACAGGCTGCAATGACTCAATACGGAGTACCTTGTTGACCGTTGACTGTATCTCCTCTATCGGGATATACTCTCCTTCCTCGGCTGACTTTGCAGCCATGACCTCCTTGAAAAAGTATTGGAACTGGACAACTTCCACACCAAACTTGTAGAAGCCCTTCTTGCAGTCCCTCTTCAGTCTCCGGTTCATCTCAAACACATCCTCAATGATGACATCCGGCTTCCTTTTCTCTACGGAGGCATCCACCACATACATGTACCCGGTCTTGGTAGACAGGGCAAGGTTGATGATGGAGCTTGTATCTGACTTCTTATTCTTTCCAAGTGACGGGTCATTTGCACCTACAAAGACGAACTCCGGACTTGAGAAGTCCATGAGCTCCGGTTCGTAATAATCGAACCATTCAGGATTGAATGTTGCACTCTCCGGGTCAATCGGGTCATTCTGAAGCTCTGAATTGAAGGATGCTGTACCTTCGGATACCTTAATCTCCATCAGGTCATAGTAGGACAGCTTCTCTTCCCAAAGGACTTCAGCTCCAAGGAGCATCTTTTCCTTATGGGCTTCATAGAAAGTCCTTGCATCCTCCTCATGGTTCTCATTGAAGAGGTTGGTATATATGCTTTCCCACTCATCCCACAGCTTTGTATTGACCGCCTCTGATATGACTGCCCTGTACTTCTTTGTCTTATATCTTGGGTTCTGAAGCACATTGTTGAGCAGGGAGTCATAGTGGAGTATGGTACCTATATACATGATGTCTGTGTAGGTATCCCCTGCTTTTGATACTGCTTTGTCAAACCAATTCTTCAGCTTACGCCTCTGCTCCGGTGTGTTGACATTCTCATCATTCTCAATATCATCCAGTACAATGAGGTCAGGTCTCCAGTTCCGGTGTCTTCTACCTCTGACCTTCTTTCCGGAGCCTATTGCCTCCGCCTTGATGTCTGTCTTGGTCAGTATCACTCCGGTTCTCCATGCCTTGTCTCCCTTCAGGGAGCCAAAGTCCATGATGATGTTTGCATTGTCCTCAAGCTCTGTCTTGATGTCATCAAGAAAGCCTTCCGCCTGTTCTGAAGAGTCTGACAGGATGAGAATGTAGTGCTTGTATGCGTACAGGATGGCATGGAGACTGTCTTTGAATGTGAAGTTGGTTGATTTTGCATGACCACGGGGAGCTGCCACCACCTGACGGGAGCCCTTCAGTCTTGATATGACCTTTGCTTCCTTCAGAGGGTTCCTTCCTTTCATTACTCCCCGGCTCCATATCTCATCAAGCTCCTCATGGAAGTGTGGTGACTTCCGGATGAAGTAGTGTGGAAGATACGCCCTTCCAAAATATGACATGTCAAAGGCAGCAAGTTCTTTTCTAAGTCCATGCTCTCCCATGAGCTCCTCCCCGGACAGATACCTCTCATTCAGTTTTCTTCTTTCCTCCTGATGGTCTGACCCACGGAGTACATATTCCTCAAAGAGCTTGGTCTGATACTCCTCATTGTTCTTGATTTCTATATCTTCCTCTTCCTCAAGCTCCCTCATCCAGTTGTCAATATCAATCATCTTCCATCATCCGCTCCTTTGCTTTTGCCAGTATCTCCTTGAGCTGTGCTGCTGACTTCTCATCCTGCTTGATGACCTTCAGCATCTCGGACTCCATTTCACGGAAAGCAATGTCAGCCTTCCTTCTCATGTCCTGCTTCACCCTGTCCTTATATACCTTTGTCCGGGACAGTGAAGCAATGAGCCTTCCTGCCTTATCAAGTGGCATCTCATTGAACTCTTCCTCTGCGGTTGCCACCTTGTTCAGGAGCCCGTTCATGGTCAAGAGTATGGCAGCTTCCGTGTAGTCCGCTTCCGGGTTCTCCTTCACCACCTGTATCAGCCTGTCAGTCTGTGCCTGTGCTTCAAGAAGCCTCTGCATGGCGTTATTTGTCCGGGTGGCATATCTGCCTACACTGGACTTTGATATGTCATAGCCCTCTCCCTTCAGGAATTGGCTAATATATTCATAGGTATTGGATGTGTCAGCAAGCATCACATCCACTTTCATCCGCAAGTCTTCAGGGAGCTCATCAATCTTTGAGGTTATTCTCTGCTTGGTTCTCTTATCACCCATCAAATATCAACCCCATTGTCTTCAATCGTACCTTCCGCAAGGTCTACGCCTTCCTTGGTGAGCTTGATGACTGCATCATTGGCATAGGCATTGTAGGCTGTGACCTTTTCCTCGGTAAATTCGATGTATCCGGCTCCCTGAAGATAATCAAGATACTTGCTGATGTCCGGGGATATGATGAGCCCGGCTGCTATCATGGCATTGGATAACTGCCTTGTGAGGGCTGTGTTGTTGTATCCCTTCACCAAGCACCGGATGATGTATCCCCTGATTGCCTTGTTCTGCTTGATTTCTGCTTTTTCTAAGTCATTCACGTTGTTCACCTCACTCTTTTCTGTTACTCTGCATTAGGAGCTTGTCAATCTTGCTGTCAATGCTCCTCATTCTGTCCTCCACTCCGTTCATGGAGCGGAAGAAGTCTTCACGGAGTACAAACGTGGTAGCAAAATCACCCTTTATATCATTGAGTTCCTGTTTGATGTTCGCTATATCCCGGTCTGTCTCCTCTTCCAACTTGTCAATTCTCTTATTTACTTTGTCATCATTCTCTTTAATCTGCTTTTTTATCTCCTCTGTGCTGCTCTTGAGGTTGTTGAACCACCCCTTGATGAAGAAGGTTATCACTCCAAGCCCAAGAGTGATAACCCCTGCCATCACATCAGAGAACGTGATAACATAATCCATAGGCTACTTCTTTCTGATGAGCTTTTCTGCAAGCTCTGTGACCCTTTCCCATCCATCCATTGACACCAACGCCACAATGAAGGCAGCAATGAATGATGCAAATACCATGAACCACTCAATGGCTACCCCATAATATGCCGCAAGTCCCAACAGGCAGACCGGGCAGAGGATGAGGGACAGGATGATGACCGTCAGGGCTGTAGGCACCTTCTTGTCAAACCATGTCCACTTTTTGAGTGCCTCCGTAATGATGGAGACGATAAACGCCATCACACCGATAAAGAGGACAATCTGTGATACATCCACTGTAAAATTCGTCATACAAACCACTCCTTTTCTGTCATTTTTTTGAGAATAATGCACAAAACAATAAGAGCATGTACTAAGTACATGCTCTTATCTTATACTCATTATGAAAGACTCTTTAGGGGAAACATTTTCGGAAAATCAATCATCATTATTCATGTCAAAAATGCTCATCTGTCCTATCATCGGCTCATCCTTCAGTATGTTTCCTATCTGCTTGGTTGTCAGATTATACTTCTCTGCAAGCTCCTTTGAGTTGTATCCGTTCCACTCTTTCTTGATACGCCTGTTTCTTGCCGGAGCTATGATGTTCTCTGTCTTTGGAAAATAGAGCTCATCTCCTTTGGCATACTCACTAAGCTCAATGAACTTCTCAATTCCTATGATGTCCACCACAGGGCGGTAGCTCTCTGAAATATCCTCTAATGTGGTCTCTTCAATGAGGGCTCTTGTTAGTTCATCTGCTACCATTATAGCCTCCTTTCTACTATTATGAGGCTTTCTTGGTGTATGAGAGGCTTATCCATCCGGCTCCGGACTTCAATCTGCCCCATCCATTCTTTTCCTCCACAATAGTGTACTTGTTCTTCTTTCCTGTCACTTCACGGATGGCTCCTACTACACTGTATCCTGTTCCTGCACCGGAGCGGATGTTCAGTACATCACATGTGGTTGTGATGAGATACGGTGTGAATGTTGTGCCTGTGGATGCAGCTACCTTCTTGGTGTATGAGAGGCTTATCCATCCGGCTCCGGACTTCAATCTGCCCCATCCGTTCTTTTCCTCCACAATGGTGTACTTGTTCTTCTTTCCTGCCACTTCACGGATAGCTCCTACCACCTTGTTATCCGTTCCTGCACCGGAGCGGATGTTCAGCACATCACATGTGGTTGTGATGAGATACTCCTTGAAGTCATCATCCTTCTTGGTCTCATCCGGCTTCGGACTTCCATCTCCTGCCTGACTGCTTCCGGTTTCCTTAATTGCATCCAGTATCTTCAGTATCTTTTCACCATATCCAGCTCCTGCCGCCCATCCTTTGCTCTTCGGGTTCTCCTGTATTCCAAGATACTCCACATAAGGAGCACATCCACGGGATACAAGGTCAAAGCGTGGGTCAACACATTCCTGCTTCAGCTTCGTTGTATTGGCGTATGCCTTGAGGTGTTGTATCTGTGCCCGGATGCCAAGCTGTGGCGTTTTGAAACTGTTTCCTGTCTCTCCGTTCTGTGTCACTCCCATACCACAGAAATTATTCTGTGAGAGCTCCACAGCACTTCCGGAGAAGGTGAAGTTGCCTGTCTCAAGACAGCTCTGTGCAAATGCAATGTCACCACGGATATTCTCCGCTTCACCTTCAGACAGATACAGAGGTATCATATCAAGTACGCTCTGTGCAACGCTGCCATTCTTTGCCTTGATGTATGCTGTCATCTGCTCCGCTGTAGCTTCAGATTTTCCGGTTATCTTGGTCATGCTGTCCTTCTGCTCTGTCCCTCCTGAAATAGCTTTCTTGAAGGCATCCCATGTGTGCTTTGTCGAATTATACACATACGGATTAGGACATATCTTTCCGGTCACATCATGGTGACGGATAACATTGGAAGCAGGAACTCCATACTTCTGCATCAGGTACTTAGTCAGTTCAATGGCAGCATTGACAGTTGCCTCTTCAAAGTACCAATCCTTGCTTTCCGCTGACTGACTTCCTTTGTTGCGGACACACATCTCAATGCCTATAGAGTTGCTATTCCTGCACTCTGCATGTTTATAGCTGCTTGCTCCACAGTGCCATGCAATGTCCTCATCCTCAACACTCTGCCATACCTCTCCATTAAAGCCTACAAAGTAGTGTGCTGATGCTCCAAGATACTTACTTGCATAATACTTACAATTTGCCTCTGCTCCTCCAAGAGCCCCTACATAATGGATAACAATGTACTTGATACGCCCTGCGTTATCCTTATTTGTGAAATTGTACGGGGTCAGGAGCTTCTCAATCTTTGGTGCTGCCATTTCTACACACTCTCCTCTCCAAAGAATCCCATGCTGTCAGGGTCTAAACTATTGCGGAACTCTTTGAGTTCCTCTTCCGTCATGTTGCTCACTTTCTCCTGAAGCTCTGCTCTCTGCTCCGGAGTCATGTCCTTGGTGTATTCACTAAGGATGTCCTTGCTCTGTTCTGCCATGATTAGTCCTCCTTTTCCGTGTCATCATAGTCTAATGTGATGGATGTCTTGGTCTCCACAAAGATGCTCTTCCGGATGCCCTCAATGATGGCATCAATCATCTCTTCCGGAAGAAAAGCTTTGATGAGTTCCCCGTTCTTGATACGGTAGATGTACCACAGCTCCACGTCAAAGTCCGGAACTGTTTCCCCTTCAGGAACCAATACAGAGATGAGAGTCTCCTTGTCCTTCTCAAACTCTCCCTTCAGTTTCTTCAGGAGGAGCTTCTTCTGCTTGTCATCCGGCTTGATGCTCATTTCATCAAGGAACTCCTCAAGTGTGGTCTCAAAGGTGTAGTCACCTGTGAAGATTGCCTTCATAGCCTTCTCAAATTTGCTGTCAAATTTGTAGGTTGTCTTGGTCTCCTCTTTGACCTTCATCTTGTATACTCCCTCACCCACAAGCTCCTTCAGCTTGTCCGGGTTCAGGATGTCAAGGCTCATGCTGTCTGTGATGGCAGCACTACCCTCATCACCGTAAAACTTCACATACTTCACATTGTGGTCTTCCATGATAGCCAATCCTCTAGCCTGAAGCTCCGCCTTGTAGCTGTTCATCATAGCCCGGCTCTTCTTCTGTTCACGGTCAAGCCACACACATGCTCCAATGAGCTGTTCATTGGTCATGCTCTTCACTGTCTGCTGTTCCATTACTGTCCTCCTCCTAACTTCTCAAATGCTTTTGTTGCACAGGCTTCACAGATACCCTTCCCATGAAACTGATGCACATCCTC